CGGCCCAAGTCGGCCAGGCTCAGCCCCTTCGCCAGCTCCCGGTAGGCCAAGCCCGTCGTGCTGTCTTCGGCGCCCAAGCGGCCCCGGCTGAACAGGTTGTTGTTCACGCTGTTGGTGACTTGCTGCTCGTATGGCTGCGCTTGCGCGCGGAGCAAGTCGAGATACTTCTGCTGCTGCATGCCGCTGTCGGCTTGGCCGAGCTGGCTCTGCGCATACTGCGCGAGCTGCCCCTGGAAGGGGTCTAGGTTGCCGCCGCTGGCTGTGGTGACACCGGTGGACGGGTCATACATCGTGCTGGCGCCGCCAGGCCCAGCAGTGCCATGAGCATCCAGCGTGCCGCTGCGGATGGCGTCGTCAGCGCTGCTGTTCGTGAAGCCGAAGAGGTCGGACAGCGAGTTGCCGCCGCCCAGGCTGCTGAGCCCGCCAAGCCCCTGCAGGGCTGCGAAGACATTCTCGAAGGCCGAGGCGTCAGCTCCGCCGCCGAAGGGCTGCAAGATCGTCTGCCACCAGTTAGAGTCGCCTGCCATGTTGCTTACCTGCTCAGTGCCGGGGATGATGTTCCCAGCAGCATCTTGGATACCGGCAGCCGCTGGCGCGGCTGAATTGACGAGAGTGCTGCCAGCCGCCGCAGGAGCGGCTGCGGTTGCCCCAGGCAGAAGCACGCCGCCCCCAGGCGCTAGGGTAGCCGCGGGGGCGCCCATCTGCGCTCCTGTGGCCGCTAGATTGGCTGGGGAGAACTGGGGTGCGTACTGCGCGGCGTTTAGCGGGGCCGGCGCAGTAGGGAACGGGTTGGCACCCGCCGTCGGCGTGTTGAGGTAGCTGCCGGCCAGAGCTCCGCCGCCCACAAGGGCGCCGACCTTGGCTATGCCCTGCAGCGCGCGAGTCTGGGCATTGTCCTGCCACTGGTTGATCTCGTTCGGATCGCTCGAGATGAACGTCGGGCTGTTGTCGCCGAAGCCGAAGAACGGATTCGCGCTCGGGTCGTTCTGAATCATCCCGCCCTGGGCCCGCGCTACATCGCCACCGATGTAGCTCTGGTTCGGGTCGAGCATCGTGAACGAGGGAGCCGTGTTCGGGTCGTAGTTAGGGTCCGTCGCCGCCTGCTGCAACTGCGTGTCGTAGGCCGCGTTGTAATCGGGGCTGCCTGATTCAGTCCATTTGCCGGTGAGGGGATTGTAGTAGCCCATCAGGTTTCCTTAGAAGACGAACTCAACGTCGCGGTCTTGACCGTTGATCGTTTCCCAGTCAAGGGTTGCAAGGTCAGGCGTGGTGGTGCTGTTCCAGAAAAGAGCGCCGAAGCTGCTGCTCGCGTCAGTGAATAGCAGGTCAATCGTCGTCATGTCAGCCTTTGTCACGCGCAGTGCCGTGGCGCCTGAAGGCCAAGTCGTCACGCCCGCTTCCATATGGAAGCGGTACGCTGGTGAGACGCCTGTAACTTCGTAGTAGAGTCCTACTTGCTCTTCACCAAGTACTTCCCACGGGTCAGGGTCGATGGCGCCAAATAGATCGAAGGCAGACCAGCCATAGAGGTCACTTAGATTGCCTATGGTGATCGTGGCAGGGGTGGGAGCGGCGGTAACGGTGAACGGCAAGGCGTTGCTCTCCTGCGTGCCTGGATGCGGCGGCAGCGGGTTGACGACGGTGATGTCGAAGACGCCAGCCGTCTCGGTGCGTACAGACGGCACTGCCGCCACAGTGAGCGTGGTCGGGCCGTTGTAGATCGTGGTGAGCAGCGTGGCCCCCCAGTAGATCTTCGACTGCGGGATGAAGCCGGTGCCGTAGACCGCAAAGGCAAACGCGCCCTGATCCTCTTCCAACGTCGAGGGGTCGATCGACGTAATGACCGGCGTCGGGTAGTCCTGCCCGAAGCCGAGCGAGGTGTACCCGCCGCTGTTGCCGCTAGGGCCGGAGGCGCCCGGAGCCTCGCCGAGGCTCTGGCTCTCGACGTCATGCGAGAAGGCAATGCGGCCGGGCTTGTAGTGCGACATGAACTGCGCAATGGCCTTGCCGCCGAAGCTAGTGTCAGTGACGGCGAACTTGTAGTTCTGTCCGTCGACATCCCCGACCGGATCGAAGATCAGCCGCGTCGGGCTGCCGTTGCGCGCGGCCGCGGTCTCCGTGGAAAGCGAGACAGCGTAGTCGGTGCCCCACTTGAACGTCGTGGTCGACGTGCGGCCGGCCGGGTTCAGTATCATGATCTGCACGAACTTCAGCGTCTTGTTGATGTGCGCGAGCTCAAGCTGCTCCCAGTGAATCCAGCCGGTCTCGTAGGAGACGGCTATGTCGGTGGAGGTCGCATCCAGCACCCCGACGGGGTCGTAGGTGTTGATGTGATTGCTGCTGCCGCCGATGAAGTAGACGGTGCCGCCGCGCTTCTGCACTGCGTGCCGGAAGTTCGTCAGCACGCTCGTGTCCCAGAGCATGATCGGCACGAGCGGGCGATTCTTCTCGTCTGAGGTCGTCGACTCCATGTGGAAGACGAACACGTCCTCGACAGAGCCGTTGTTGTGGATCAGCAGATACTGCCCAGTCGTGGCTATGTGGCAGCCGGTGAAGCCGCGCACGTCTGTGGCGGGCGAGGACTGCGCGTTGAGCTCGGTCTTCAGGTCCGTCGTCAGACGGTCAGCCACCTGCCAAGAGATCGTGCTGAGCGGGTTGTCCTTGCTCTGCACCACGCGGGCGAGGGACTGCAGGCCGACTTCCGACAGGAAGACGAGGTCGCCCTCGCCTACCGCGACGACAGTGTCTCGAGCCACGCAGCCGGTGCCCTCGATCACGTCCACGACGTACATCGTATCCGGATCGACGCCGAGCGTGCTGCCTGCGCCGTCCGTGTAGAAGACGATGTGCTTGCGGCCGAAGATGACGAGGTTGGCGCCGATGGACGATATGGCCGTGACGTAGTCCAGGCCCTGCGTCCATACGTTGCGCATGTCGATACTGCCGGCGCCGCTGGCCGTAGCCCACTGCGTCTCGTCGAGTAGCCCGGAGAAGCGCACCGTCTGCTTGTCGTCGTCGACCGCCCAGACGCGGCCGAAAGCCGCATGCGCTACGTCGCCGTCAGGCAGCGTGCCGCCGTCCGAGACGGAGATCACAGCGAAGTCGCCGGAGCCAGACCAGACGATCGGCGTATGCGCCGCCTGCCAGCCCAACACCTTGCCGTTGAAGTTGATGAACTTCCAGAAGCCGTTGGTGGGCGTGCCGGTCGGCGTGATGTCGTTGCCGCCGGCGCCAAGGTCGCCCACGCCTTGCAGGATCTTCGTAGCCGTCGTCGAGACGATGATCTCAGTGCCGGCCGCGTTGATGTAGTTGTGGATGCGCAGCAGTTCGGCTGAGGCGGCAACCGACGTAGTCGGCGTAATTGAGCCGCGGCAGGCGATCTGATCGGAGTCGTTCAGCTGCAGGCTGTCCGTGACCGTAGCCCAGTTCGGGTGCAGGAGCTGATCTGCCTCTTGCAGATTGATGCCCCAGCGTCCCGGGGAGTTGAAGGCTACAGGAAATAACGGCATGTTAAATCGGGTACGACGTGTAGTCGCTGGCGATCTTCTCGCGATCGAGCGCGAGGTACAGCGCGTCCTGATACTCCCGCTCGATGGCGCCAGTCTCGCGACTGGCCTCCTGCCCGCGCTCCTCGATAGCCATGATCAGCGCCGACAGCCAGACTGGGCGCGACGGGATGGACAAGATGAACAGGTCCGTCGCAGTGCTCGGTATGCCCTCCTGCGGTATGACGAAGCGCAGCTTGACCGTGCGGCTGCCGCTCGGAGTCGGGTACAGCTTGATGGTCATGTTGTCCGCGTCGCGGGACAACGAGAAGTGCGTGGGCACAGCCGTCTCGTCGCTGTCCGTGAAGTGCAGCCGCTCCATCTGCTCCGGGCTGATCTCGATCAGCCGGTGCTCGGAAGCATCCGTCACATCGAAGACTTGCGGTAGGGAGCCTGCGACTCGGTCGCTGGACTCTGTCGTGTTCGACAGCTCGTCGGAGCTGCGCGCTGGGCGCTCGTAGAGCAGCCGAGCTCGGTCTCCAACATCCACGTCGGCAGGGCCGGCGGATGTCAGCGCGTATTCGACAGTGCCGGCAGACACCGTCAGCGTGACGGTAGTGCGCAGCGCGTGCCAGTCCCACTG